GTTATGTTACCACGTTGATAGTGTTTCCCATGCTGGAGTGTATTGTGCACTGATAATACAGTGTGCTGGGGGCGTCCATGGGCACTGTGAAAGTTATCGTCGCAGTGCCGGATCCGGACACACCATTGGTGTATGCAGCACCTCCTGATCCTACTCTGATTTCTAAAGGATGCGCAGCATGAGATGCGTTGCTGAAAATATATGTGGTGCCCCTGGTAAGATACAAAACCGGATCGGCGGTGGAGGCATAGAAACCTGGACCTGTGAACAAGTAGTCAGAAGAACCACTGTTGCTCAAAGAGAATCTGATGATGGGACCATTCTGTTTGATCCAGCTGGTGCCATTGTAATACAGCACATCACCCACTGCGGGCGAGGATATTACCACGTCGCTTAGATCGTCCAATGTGGAAGGGATCGACACAGTGGCGAATTCCAAGGCAGTTGCGCCCGCATTTACTTTCACAAATCTACCACCCGCTGATGTGTAAGCGTTAGGTGTGTCTGTCAATGCAAGGAAAGTGGTAATTATGGTGGGCGTGTTGGTCAAGTTGTTGTAATTTAAAAAATATGTGCTGTCTAAATTATCCAAGGTATCAGCATTTGTCCCACCTCCGCCTGATGTGTTGTCAGCTGCTGGTGTCCAGTTGCTTCCATTCCATTTTAAAACTTGTCCCACTGAGGGGGCCGCTGTGGTTGTGTCCACATCCGACAATGCAGTGATTGATATGTTGTTGAGATCTGAACTTTGAATGCCCGAAACAAATTCTAATGCAGTAGCTCCGCTGTTAACTTTTACATATTTGTTGCCAGCAGACGCATAGTTGTCAGGAGTGTCCGTGAGCGCAACAAATGTGGTGACGCCAGATCCACCCCCACCTCCGCCAATTTCTGATTGATTAGCCACTGGAACCCAAGCCCCGCCATGTGCGAAATATAATCTTCCTGCGCTATGTACATGAGCAATCATACCATGATAGGTAACAGCTGATACTTCGCTTTGAAGCTCAGCTAATGTATCCCAATGAAATCTAATTCTATTTTTTTGAGCTGTGGTGGTTATTGCAGTAGAGCCAAAATCACCCCCTCCTCCACCACCACTCACTGTGCCCGGAACCCAATTCGAAGTAGCTGCGTTCCAAATCAATGTTTGTCCATCCAATGGCGCGCTGATGTAGTTCACATCATTTAGAGCATTGATGCTGTCTGTTGTGCTTATTAATTTTGTCCATACTCCTCCATGTGCATAATACATTGCCGCATCTGCATGAGAATGAGCAATAGCACCGTGATAGGTTGTGGCATTGGGGAAAGCTCCTTGATTTGCAAAATAAAAAGAAATCCTATTTCCACCAGTTGCAGTGATCAAATTGTTATTGATCACTGTGAGCGACGTGCCGTCGCCCAGAGCTGCGTATATTTCGTCAAAATTTGAATTGATCTTTATGGCACCCGCTCTAAGATTGTCGCCCTGACCATCATTAGGAGTTACGCCGTCATTGATTATCTGTTTTACCATGTGCGTCCTTGATTGTTTTTGTTAATATTTACCATAATATGCATATATTTTTAGGTCCTGTCCCATGACACTTCGTTGCTGTCGTAGGTGATAGTGTCTTGGTCAAATTTAATCGAAGCTCCTGTGAACGGAGGTATCTCACTCACGTTTGGATAGGTGTAGGCAGTGGCTGCCGCTCCCGGATTTTCCATGTCGATGGGATGATTGATTCTCACCACCAATTCTCCTTCGGCATTGATATAATAGTATAAATTAATGTCATCCCATTTGTATTGCTCATACTTCAGATTCCCATAAATCTTGTTATGATTAACGTCGCGCCCATCGAAAAAATCTTGACCTTCATTCCAGTCATCATAGTTGTCTGCAGCCAATCCTGGATTGTTGATGGTCACACTGTCACCTGGAGTCATCTGATCAATCTTTGCAATATACAGCTCACCATCATCTGTGCGACGTAGGCCATAGAAATATCTATCCTTGTGGGACTTAATTGTGTTGACAGCGGTCTGACCAATGAATTGCATATTATGTAATCTCCACGTAGCTCATCACCACATCCACTGCTGCTGCTGTGTTGCTTTCCACAAACAGATCATATTCCGCGGGGATAATCAATTTTTCACCGCTAGTGACCACGCGCAAACTGCTGGCTGGTGCTATCTGTACATTTTTTAAAAAATAGGCCTGCGCGCTGGTTGTGTCCTGCACGAAAACACTGGCCGTGATGATGCCTCCTGTGATGTTGGTCAAACTTAACCCTATAACGGTGGTGTTGATGCCCACAGGTGCTTCATATATTTTAACGGGACTAGTGCCCACTGCTGATTCCACCTTGTTTTTAAACGATGTTGCCATATGTCATTATCCCAATGTTAATGCGTATTTAACCGCCAATTCCTCGGCTCCCGTCACACTGACCCCGCCTCCTGCTCCCGCCACTGAAACCCAACTGGATCCGTCATATATCTCCACTTGCAGATCCGCTGTGTTGTATCTGGTGATGCCGATCACAGGCGCCGTGGGCCTTAGAGCAGCATTTCCGTAGGGTATTCTTACTCCTCCCGCCTGGCTCACATCCACATATCCGTCACCTGTGGTTTCAAACACAATGGGAGCGTTGCTCACATAGTTGGTAATGGTGTTGTTTTGAAAGTTTAGATTTTCAATTCTTATGATGCCAGTGCCATTGCCATTCAATATCAAGTCTTGATTCACACCCGTAGTGGTCAGGGTGTTGCCTGAAATGGTGATGCTGTCCACCTGCAACGTGTTCACGTCAAAACGTGTGCTGTTGACATCTGCCACCAGTGCACTATTGCTGTAGAATCTTATGGTATTGTCATTGGCGCCTGGAGTCAACTCTGGAGTGATGTATGTATTACGATCCAGATCATACACTCCCTGCAGCACAGTCCAGGTGCCATCGTATCCTTCAAAAAGGTTGGAATCTGTGTTGTATCGGATCATGCCTACTGTGGGCGTGGCGGGTCTGGCCGCGGAGCCTCCTGCAGGCAGTCTTATACTGCCAGTGCCTGTGAACACAGTGACTCCGGTGGCCGGAGTGAACGTCATATTGCCCACGGTATTGGTGATGGTGTTGTCGTTGATCCTAAAGTTTTCTATTTCTACGCTGCCTGTGCCAGCTCCACTCAATTGCAGATTTGAATTGGTGGTTTGTGTGGTGATTAAATTGTTTTCAATTCTGATATTTCCGTCCACATTGATGGTGGAACTGTACACAGTGTTCCAGTTCTTGGCTGCACTGCCTATGTTGTAAAGATTAGTGGTCTGCGGTATGATGTCGCTGGCCACTGCTGCCACGATGCTCAAGGTATCGGTGGTTGCGTCTCCCACTGTGATGTTGCCGCCTATGGTCACGTTACCGGTGACGTTCAGATCACCAGTGATGCTGACATTGTCTAGTAGATTGATCTGATTGTTGTCCGCATTCAAATTAAGCGCTCCAGATGTGCTTTCGATGGTGTTGCCGCTCAGTCTCACGTTGTCCTGTTGGATCAGAGTGCCGTCGATCACTGTGGTGTGTCCTCCCGAAATGAATGTTAGGGATGAAGCGGAAGACAGCACGGTGGAGGCCGCTGTGAATGACACTGCACCAGTGTCTTGATCCACGGCGAACAGGTCACCCACTCTAAAATTGCCCTCGTGGTCCACAGAGCTGTAATAGATCCTTGCGTCCGAGAGTTCCACCACTTCGTTGGCCTGTATGGCTGCTGACGCATCATTATCCACTTCCTTGCCCGAGCCTATGTAGGCAAAATTGTGACCTACCAGATACATCAGCACTCCTACGCCGTCCCCGTAGGCACCATAATTGCCATACACGGATGCCGATGATATGCTTCTGACCTCAGCGCCGAAATCTGTGTAATCCACATTCACAAAACTGTTGGCCGTGGCCCCACCTGAAAAACTGATGTATTGTGCCCCTGTCACGTTGTCAGTGATGGTGGTTGAACCGTTTGCACCATTGAAGTTCAACAATAATTTTGTGTTGGGAGTGTTGACCAATTCGGCTGCAGGTGCCGTGAAGTTGCTGGTGTACAATGCTGCCTTGGTAATTCTTAGATCATCGAGATATGCTGGCAAATCATTGTTGTATAGATAGTCTGCACCCACAATCACAGTGGACGTGACGCCATAGTTGTTGGCATCTGGATATGAACTGCCTTCTTGTGTGCCGTTGATGAATAGTCTAGTGGTGCCCGAGCTCCTGCTCACGGCCACGTGATACCAAGTGTTAATTGCAATAGTGGTGGTGCCGGTGATCCTATTGGCAGCCGCTGCATAATATTTTACCACTCCCCCATCAATGTGTACCATTGGATTGTTGAGGGCAGATGCTGTTCTCTGTTCTATGATCACTTGATTGCCTAGGCTGGTGCGTCTCAACCAGAACTCAATGGTGAAATTTCCGGTTCCATATCCAAAGTCTGGATTAGTGGTGATGCTGAGATAATCATCGGTGCCGTTCAACAATAGACTGGCTGATCCATATTTGAATTGAGCTGTGCTCAATTGTGCATCGCCGTTGGCCGTGAATATCTTGGGCAGCCTGTCTGCTGCATTTTCAAATCCTGTTACCTTGCCGGTGAGATAAAACTTGCTGCCGTCCACTGAGGCGATGGTTCCTGTGCCCAGGACCGTGCTGTTGTCCACATCATAGTAGGTAATGGTCTGCCCTGCGATCACGGCTGGTCCTGCAAGACCTGAAACTTTTAACAGTGTGCGACCTGTGCCTTTCAATCCAGTGGCTCCATCCACAGCATAAAGACTGCGATTAGCGAAATAAGTGAAACAATTCAACCACTCCACCCTCACCCCATTGGTAAAAGTCACCGCATCCACTCCTGGAGTGATGAATGTGCAGTTCTGGAAAAGGCAACTTGCTTCGTTGCTGCCGGCTGTGGCCAAGCTACCATCCAGGTAAGCGCCTTTGCCTGCGTCACCGGTGATGAATCCCCTGGGATCAGACACGCTGGTCACTGAACCCTGTGTGATCACGGTCACATTCCTTATATAGGGCGAGCGTGTGGTCACTGTGAACGAGCTGGCGAACCTAAATGCGTAACCTCTGTTGAACCCAGCATTGTAACGGAAATTTGCGATTGTCAGATCTTCAATGGTGGTCTCACCGTTCAATATGAAAGCGTTCTGATCAATGGTGCCACCAGTGGGTTGAATCAAAACTGATCTCAGGGACTCCCCTCTGATGCTCACTCCCACGGGCACAGTTATGGGAAATACCTCCGTGTAGGTGCCTGGATATATGTGTATGAGATCCCCTGCTGTTGCCAGTGTAATGGCCTTCTGTATGGTCAGCACCGGATCGTTTTGATGCAATCCTGCATTCAGGTCGTCACCGTTGGTAGCCACATATATGATGTTGCCTGGCACTGAGGTCAGATCTAATCCTCCCACTGTGATGTTGCCGGCCACAGTGATATTGTCCACTGTTAGATCTTGTGTGAAAAATTCGTTCCATCTCTTGGTCGAGCTGCCCAGATCGTATGTGTCGGTCACGTCGGGAATAATGTCGCTTGCTATGTCAGCATTGATGGTAAGGCTGTCTG